GGGGTATTAGCTCTATGGGGAATAGGCGGGGCCGCTCTCGTTATCTGGGGAGTCAAGTGATTAGCATAAGTATTTTGGGCGACACTCCGAAGAAACGATACAAAGCCTTGGATCATGCAATGCGGTATATGGAATGGGGGCTTAGTCAACCTGTATTTATGGGAGATCCGATGGAATATCTCGATGACATCAATCGACCACAATACAAGCGAATGACCGAAGGAACTTGGGGAAATCACGCAGACGCCGAATGGATCAGGAATTTCGGATGATCGATCAGCCGTGGTCTAGTATCATCGCAGTAGTTTTTGTATTATTCGTTATGGCCGGCGTTCTGTTCGCAGACCCGGATTGAATAGATAACTATAGAGGGGAATAACAGATGCCAGTAACCAAAGAACAGTCCGATAGAGTCGAAGAGATACGGGAGGGGTTTAATAGTGATGATTTCATTACTTTTGAAAAAGCAAATGAGTATTTTTCTGATCTGTTATCAGTAATCGACAGTCTGAGAGACGAGAGAGATAGCTTAAAAGACGCATTAGAATCATCCACTAAAATAGACTTATGGATTAAATTGAGAAACATGGAGGCGCAATGCCTTGGTTTTTCGATAACATCAGAACAGCGCAAAAATAAAATAGAATATTTGAAATCCAAAGTATCCTCACTGGAAGAGTCCGCAGATGAATCCTTAGAAGAGTATAAGATCATTACTGAAAAGTGGGGGGAAGGGTTAAGAACAATCAAAGCCTTAGAAGCAGAAAAGGAACAGCTCCAACATGACGGTCACGCTGAATCCTTAAAGGTGTATGAGTTGACGGCGGAGAATAAGGAATACAAAGAAGCACACAGAGTAATAGAAACAGACGTTAAGAAGTGGATGGTCTGGCATGATGAGTTAGAGGACAAGTTAGAGCAAGCAGAGGAAGGGCTACATGATCTTGTGGGTTGTTATGATTTCAAAGACCCGAATACTGGATATGAGGAAGCAAGGAAAATATTAAAACAAATAAGAGGAGAGAAGGAATGAGGTATCTCTTTATTATATTATTCACCGCCTTCTTGGGGTGCGGGGGAGATCCAAAGATGGACAGAAAAAACTTTACCCATGAGGGATGCCAGTATTTTTATATCCTTATAATGCACCAAGAGTTGTTGTTTTCCGGTGTTGGGATGGGGATAGCGCACAAAGGAAACTGCACCAATCATGGGGGTAAGTAAGATGGGTAACATGGTGGGTCATGATTCCAGTTGATCTAGGATCATTCACTCTGGGGATGGGTGCGGTTGTTGTTATAATATTATTTGCGATTGTGTGTGGGTAATGGATAAGCCTGATGTGTTGGATGAGCGGCTGGAGTTTATCCCAAACGTATACCACCTACCAAAGATCACCCAAAGAATTCATTCAGAATCAGGGTTTATCTTTTATGAGGGTGCTAGGTATGGCGAGCCCGTCCCAGCATCTAGAGACTGTGCGGCGATGTTGTGAGTAAGAAGAAAAAACGAAGTAATTACGAATTAGCGTGGGAAGTGTGGTGTGTTATATCCGGCTTTGGCATGGCATTTATCGGAATCATATTTACAGGCACATTTGCGATTGGATCAATTTTGCGGTTTCTTGATTGGTGGAATGAGGGATGACCGACTCGGAAATAATAGACGAGTTCGCGCAGAAGCATACCGGCGCTGCTCATTTCGAATCGAAGGGTGAGAAGTGTCCGATCTGCCTGCTGATCTCAGCTAGAAAACAATACGAAGAATTCTTGGAAGAGGTCTCGACGCTAATGAGCAAGCGAACGCAAGATAATACGACGTTGGAGAAATGGCGCGAATATGCCAACATGATCGAGATAACTTCTAGGCAGACATTACAAATAGTTAGAGGGGGATGATGGGATGATCAATGTCGAAGAGCTGAAGGCGTTGCATGAGAAGGCCACTAAAGGAGAATGGGTAGAAAATGACGGATATTCTATAGGACTGAAGGGGCATTCGTATGGATATCCATCAGATGGTAAAACAGTAGCGGGTCTCGATGACGGAGAATATATCCAGAATATAAATGCAATCAGTGATGGTAAATTTATATGCTATCTCAAAAACAACTGCACAGAGATCATCGAGGCTCTGGAGTTCATGAAGAACAGGCGGGAAGGGTGAAGATCGGCATGATCATATTGTGGATTCCAGTCATACTTATCGGAGTGATTCTTGGGATAGCTGTAAGCCCATTCTATATCGCTCATGCGGTTGCTCATTACGTAACCACTACATTTCAGCTCTCGGTATTAGCAAAGATGAAAAAATAGAATGGGAGCGGGAGAGGATGGACTTTATAAAATCCCGGGTCAAGAAGACGGGAAGGGGTGGGCTTACTACTCGAAGGAAGGGAAGAAAGGCAGATGCTGCGTTTGCAGGTCAGATCTCGATATGTCGATCAAGGATGGAATCTGCATGACTAAGGACTGCCCTCGGAATGAAACTCTAAATAAACTCCTGAAGGAATACATTTGAAGCCATTATATTATCTCCCGAGAACGTATGATGGGGCGCGGCGGCGTGGAAAGCAGTCACGTGTGCGGGACTAAAGTGTCCGGTTATGACGATAGCAACGCATGAGAATAGATATATTCTTAGCCGGAGTAGCGCCCGGCTCGCGTTTTTGAAATTATGAATCAAGCTAAATGGGAACCTAATTCCGAACCGCAAAGGCAATACTTTGCATCAAGGGCGTTCGAGCTTCTGGTAGGCGGTGCAGGGGGCGGCGGCAAAACTGATATGCTGCTGATGGACGGGCTGCGGCAAGTCAAGAAACGAGGATATAACGGGATCATATTCAGACGGACGTTTCGAGAACTTGAGATGGCCGATGCTATAATACCAAGGGCTCATGAATGGTATCCGCTGCGCGGCGGGGAATGGAGCGAGAAGAAAACCTTGTGGACGTTCCCGAAAGGTAGCTTTGTATATTTCAGTCATATGCAGAACAAGAATGATCACTTGATATATCAAGGGGCGCAGTTTCAATATATCGCCTTCGATGAGCTTGGGAGCTTTGAGGAGCATCAATATACCTATCTATTTTCACGCTGCCGAACCAAATATCCCGAGATAAAATGTTACGTCAGAAACTCAGCGAATCCAGGAACAAAATGGGTGAAGAAACGATGGGGGCCGTGGGTCGATAAGAAGCACCCGCAATATCCAACCGAATACGGGAAGCTTTTATATTTCGCACTCAATGAGGCAACTGGAAAAGAAGAGGAAGTCGAGAGGGGGACGCCGAACGCATGGTCTAGAAGTTTCATTCCTGCATCATGGCGGGACAATCCTAATCTAGATCCGGGATACGAAACTAAGCTGAACATGCTCCCCCTTGTTCAGCGTAGGCAGATCAAGGACGGGGATTGGGAAATCGAAGAGGGCAGCGGAACGATAATTAAACAAGAATGGTTTTTTGAGAAGGTCGTAAAGGCATTCCCGGCAGGAGCCAAGCTATATCGAGGATGGGATCTCGCGGCTACTAAAAAGAGCAGATCGAAGAAAGATCCAGACTATACCGCTACCTGTCTCGCGTGTATGCACGAAGGGCGGTTTTATATTCAACTGGAGCAGGCTCAGATATCTTGGGCTGATGTTAAGCGATGGATAACGAGCAAGGCGATATCAGACGGGGAAGAGGTAGGAATTGGAATCGAGCAGGAAGGCGGGGCTTCTGGAAAGGGAACGGCTGAAGATCTTGTGGAAATGTTGCAGGGCAGACACGTTGAAGCCCTTTCAGCATCAGGTCAGGGGGATAAGGTAGCCCGATCTTTGCTCTGGACTTCTCAGGCTGAGGTAGGAAACGTCTATATAGTCGAGACCCCGCTGACCGATACCGATGAAATACTGAAGCATTTCTATGATTTCCCCGAGGGAGATCATGACGATATGGTTGACGCTGTTTCCATAGTTTATAAAATGTGTCTCAAGTGGTCCGGCACAAGTCTCGAAGAGAGATACGGATCTAAAAAAGCCTCGTATCAACCGGACGACGGGAGAGCGGGAAGTCTTAAAGGGAGATTCTCATTATGAAAGATTTTTGGACTCATGTTATAAAGCCAATCTGGATAGACGCTGCCTGTTTATGGGCGGGAGTTGCAGCCTATTACGTTCTCGATTTCAAGGTCTGGGTAATCGCTGCTGTGATCACTTTATATTTAATTGTAAAAGAAGCGCGGCGAGAATATCAGCGCTAAAAAGACAGATTCTAAAAAGGGGGCAATAAGAAGAGGGGTCGGCAGTCTCGTTCGGCGAGCTGACGCATTCTTTAACACGCGAACGGGAAGAGGAACGAGCAGGGATAAAACCCGACTCATCCGTCCGGGCCTTCAGACTATCATTAATAGCGCCGAAGCTCGCGAGTGGTATAAAACCAATGGATTCGTTCAAGCCATTGTCGATGCGCCTGCTGAAGACGCGACTCGGGAATGGATAGAGATCAGCACGAACTTTGACGAGGACGATGAAGAGAGAGGGACGAAGGGAAGAAATATAAGCCGGATAATTATGAACCGGCTCGATGAACTTAAGGCGAAGAAATCCACGCGCAAACTTGTTCGTAATTCAGGGATTTATAATCAGGGCGGGTTCATGTTTATCGGGACCAGAGAGAATGCGGCTGCAACTGAAAAAACGCTAGACAAGCCGATCAAGGATCTTAGAAAGGTAGAGTTTCTAAACGTATTCGGTCCTGAGTTCGGACATGCTCAAGCTAATAATCTATCTGTGACTAAGGCGGACTTCGGACGGCCGACTATGTTCACTCTGGGCTCAGGCGCTCCAGGGTCTACCGATGTTCACGAGTCTAGAGTTGTATGGTTAGTTCGTAAGTTCGAAGAGCAGGACAACTTCGGCATATCAACTATTCAAACTATCCTCGATGCTATTCTCGCTCAGGATACTGCGTTGTGGTCCTCGACGCATTTAGCAAACGAAATGGCATTAAAGGTTCTCAAGTCGCCTGAAGTTAAGAACATGAAAAAGGGAGATATAGCAAGCACGGCCGAAGGCATGAGTAATCAGATGTCAACGATGGCAATGATACTTCTCAGGGACGATGAAAGCTTCGAAAAGAAGACGTTCCAGATCTCGGGCATGAAGGAACTATTTGATTTTATCTTCGAGAATCTTGCTGGCATGTCTCAGATTCCTAAATCAAGAATCATGGGAAACTCACAGGGCGTAATTACAGCAGGGCAATACGACACCATTAATTACTACGAGAATGTGCGCCGGTTTCAAGAGAACGATATAAGAGAAATACTAGAGCGACTAATCGCGATGATCGTTGTTGAATCTGAAGGGCCGGTAAGAAAAGCGATGGGCGAACAAATAGACGAGCTTGACTGGAGCTTTGAATTTAATCCGTTATGGGTGCCTGATCCCTCTGAGAAAGCAAAGATCGATCTGCAAAACGCGCAGACTGATAATATTTATTTTACAGTTGGAGCTAAGAATTCGAATGAGATTAGAAAAGACAGGTTCCCCGAACTTGAAGATTTCGAACCGGATGACATCGAAGGAACTGACATTGATCCCGAAAACGTAGTTCCTGATTTGAGTCCTCCAGAAATACAGCCCATAGAGAATCCAAATGTTCCCCCGAGCGCTATCAAAGCAGTTTGAACGACTCTTCGCGAGGATACTGAATAGACTCTTCACGAAGAATATAGCCAAGATCATTGGAGACGTTGGAAGGGATGAGGATTTCAGAACAGACGCGATAGAAGATATTGTCGAGAGGCTGAACGGATTCAAACAGAAGTTCGGAAGGTTCGCAAATACAAAGAGCATACAGAACGTTCTGGAAAAGGATTTCAAGCAATTCGATGCGTGGGCTAAATCTCGAATAGAACTCAGCCTGAGACGGTCGATCAAGATTCTTAAGAATAGACAGTTTAGAAATAAAGCTATCGGATCTGAAAGCATCATGAAGCGAGTTCTAAACGGGATCACTCTTCAAGAGGCCGGAGTCACTAAACAGGTTCTAGCCGAACTCGTCAAAACGAACGTCAATCTTATAAAGACAATTGGTCAGGAAGCATTCCCAAAGATCGAGGACAAGATCAGGGAAGGATTGCAGAAAGGATTATCTACCAGGAGCATTTCTAAAAACATTCAGAAAGCGGTGAAGGTCACTGAATCTCGGGCGAAGTTCTGGGCTCGTGATCAGGCAGCGAAGGCAGTTTCAAAGTTCACCGAAACAAGGCAGAGAGAAGCGGGCATCGAAGGATTTATATGGCGCACTCTGAAGGATGAGAGAGTAAGGGGAAATCCAGGGGGGGAGTTCCC